TCATTAACACCGCCGTGTCAAACGCGTTGTTGAGCACGTTTGCACCGTTTATCTCTTTGGCTTGACGCATGGATCGCGCCAAAGCTTTGGCGCCTTTTTTCGCCTGATCGGTATACAGGTTATCTTCTAGGGCCTCTTCCGTGATGATGTACCCGAGCGAATTCGTGATGTGTTGGTACTTGGGAGTAAATCCCTGACGTTGTGAGTCAAACGAGATGCCTGCCCCTTCCGCTTTTTCAACGGCGGTGCCAAAACCCTCCAATTGCACATCTAGTTCGAACGCTTTTTTAGAGGAGTACCTCGTAAAAATCTTTTCCCATTCAGGGGGGTAGTCGTTATAGGCTTGCCCAAAAACGGCGCGAATACCCTCTTGTAATAGCCTAGGGATGTTACCAGTAGTGATAGTGCCGGCCATAATACTAACCTCAATAATTTAAATTAATGACTTACTTACCAGTAGCACCGGCGCTCATGGTTGTGTTGTTTGGTCTAACTAATGCACGGCTACCTAGTACCCCATCACTGCCCTCTAACAGCCTGACAATTTGGAAGTTAAGTGTGGCCGTGGTGGCTTTTCCCGTTGCATTTAGGGTCATGTTAGAGCTTGTGAGCCCACCTGTTTTAGTGGCGGCGGTGGCAATTAGATTGGCGTTGAGTCCTGTATCAGTAACCGCTAAGGGACCATTAGTCACATCAACCTCATAAAGATCGTGTTCGCCGATCATTACTTTTACGGTGCCCGCCGTACTCGCTGGCAGTCCGGTATCAGACAGCGCCTCACCCGAAATAGTGGGGTCAATAGAGGCAATTACACCCGTGGTGGATACACCAGCGGCGCCAGCATCCACTTGGGGCGTACCGTCCGTGTGCGCGGTACCTGTGAGCACCACAACATCACCGGGAGCCAAAATAGATGCGTGAGTGGCTGCCACGTGGTAGGTTTCCACCTTGCCAACGTATTCGCCACTAGATTGGGAGCGAGAAAGAGAAAAACCTGACATAAAGCAAAACCCTATATAAGAATTAAATTAAACATATCTGTTATTCCGGCGGGGCTTTACCGAGGTCATCCCTCTCAAAAGCTATCATTAGAGAGGTTAGAATGTGGATTATCCCACAAAAATCAATGATTATCAACCGTGGTTATCTCACCATGACCACTGGGGAAATATTGATGGGTTGACCCCGTTTTCTTCAGTTGATTGTTTGCCTTGGACAGTCGTTTGATGTTGTAAGTTTTCAACTGTTGGGATTCGTCCCAGTATTCTTGACGTATCTTCATTAAAAACATCGTGTTAGCCCCACTGGGGCGTGATACTTTATCGGTGCTGTCCTGGTAGGTCACGTATTCCCAATACGCCGCCTCTGCTGCTTCCAATCGTCCCGGTTTATCCAAAAACCATCTAGGGACAAAATCTTCCGTTAAATCTATACCGGCCGGTAGGGCTAATTTTAATTGGGCACCCCCCATGGGGACTCTGTCGGGTCGTGCTTTATTTGCGTGGGCGGCCATTTCCCGTGATTTATTTTCGGTGTTTCTGGTACGTTGTGTCATTTGTTTAACCTTTGTTTTCTTTGTCTTTTTTTCGGGCGTCCTTAACGACTTTTAGATAGTCGTCCTTAGACCACACGTCTTTAAAATCGTCAAACGTTGATTTTTCCTCATTGTTTAAATCTGACCATAATAAATTTCTACTTGTATTTGCGCGTGTTCCAGGCTTGCCCGATCCGTTGTTAGTTGGTGCTTGATTAACATTAGTAGTAGGTGCTTGATTAGGTGATACAAAATGTTTCGCAAGTTGTGTATCTAAATAAGTCAACGCTTGACTTGTGGTATAACCTTTTGACAATAAGTCTGGAAAAATATTACGAGCATAGATGGACTTAGGTGTATCAGCTTCAAATACCCATGGATTATCTTGATTCCACTTCTCTACCGCTGGATCAATTTTAGGTGTCGTATCGACTTGTGGTTTTTGATTCTCCAAATCCGATATTTGTTTTTGATAATCTGCAGCTTCTTGCGATTCTGCTTGCGCAATGGCTGTGTTTTTCTTTGACTCCAGATCTTCTATGGTTTTTTTGAGTTGTATCTCATGATACTGATTAACACGATCAAATCGTCCTTCGTAGTCGCTTTTCGTCTCCTTGACCATGTTTTCTAACGATTTAATGCGGCCGATCATGTCACCGCGTTCATTAAATTTGCGGGCAGATACCCAATCCTCCGGGTTGTTGCCTTGCTTTACCCATTCATCTTTGTCAACGTGTCCATGTTGTTTGGCTTTCGCTACCTCCGGGTCAATTGTGGGTTCCGTTTCTTGGGTGGGTTCAACTTCTTTGGTCGGTTCCGCTTTCGTTTCTTGGGTGGGTTCCGCTTTCGTTTCTTGGGTCGGTTCCGCTTTCGTTTCTTGGGTCGGTTCCGTTTCTTGATCCGTTATTGGATGTAGTTCCATTTTCATTTAGCCTCTTCTAAAACCGCGATAATCTTTGAGTCTTCTATCAATCGATAGTTTTCGTATCCGGGATGGTTTAACTTTTTTCCATCGTATCGATGAAACTCCACTTTATCACCAACCTGTATCCCCCAACCTATAGGAGTCTCGCAGTTTGCAAATCCTTTGTACGCAATAGGGCCAAATGCCCTAACAACCCCGACAAAGTGCCCGTCCTGCTCCCTGTTTTGCTGGTCATCACCGTGTAAAACAAATCCTTTCAAGACACCTTCCTCCACTTCTTGCTTGATTTCTTCCATTTCAATCAATACATTGAAACCTAACGGCTTAATGATCATTGTGTCACTCATGCTTTATATCCACCTCATCTTTGATCCGTTCAATCGCGTCAACCATACCTGCTTTATAGGCGGCACTAATGGCCAATAGTTCACACTTGTTTACTTTCTCTGAGTTTATAAGATTGTAAGCAGCTTCACCCCCTTCCGCTAGGGTGTTAGCTAGCTGTAAGTCCAGGTACTCGTTAAAAAAATTGGTTACAGGATGATTGTACCAATCAACCCAAAGGTCACCAGGTATACCGGCTTTCAGCGCTTCCAATTCCTCGCGCCATAAGAGTATCTTTTTCATATCTTTACTTTACTCTTTTGGTTTATCGGGCCGTATCGATTGGTCACTTTTATCAACCGATGACAAGGTTGATTCTAACTTATTTTGTAGAGTGTGTGTATATTTATCCATTTTATTTTTTAATTCCTCACTTTCTGACTTTTCTAAAAGTAAAAGTGTTTCGGCAATCAGTTTCATAATCTCAGGTTGATTTTTATTTGCCCGTAGCTCAGCATCAATTGCTTTGATTTGATTTTCTTGCTGACTATCAATCAATTTAATTTCATTTTCTTGTTTAAGAACATCAATTTGACCTTGTAATAATTGCTCTTGTTGTGATGGCCCTTGATCAACGGGTGGTGGGAATAGATCATCAACATTACTTGATCCTATGGCCTCAAAGTATCGTTTTAATAATTCAACTGTATCGCCGCCGGTTGCTGCTAATTTCTCAAACTGTGCTAATTCAATACTTGCTAACTGTATTCTTTGTAATTTTGAACTCATTTCAAAGCTAGCGGTAGGTGTGATATCCAAATCAATTTGATTAAAATCATCAGGCATGTCAACATCAGGATTATTAACTACACGTTGATAATCAACATCAGCACCATTAGATCGGTTGATAGTGTAAATCTTTTTAAATTCTTCAGTAGTTGCCCAGATAATACGTTGCATCAAAGCAGATAACGGAATTGATTGCTCTTGTATAACTGCGAGAGCAGTTGTAGGAGCCGTATTAGCTTGAATTACCTCTGTATTGATAGCCGTGGCTAAAGTCCTAGCTTTACGCTCTAACTCTTGATTAAGCGCTAAAAGTACATTTGAGGGCTCTTTAACCGGTAGAGGTAATAGGCTGCGCTGCAAGTTCTCTGCTGATATCTCAGTAGTTTTCCATTCGCCTGGTTTAAATCTAAAGTTTCCTGACCTGGTTCTAAAACCTTTCGCAACTAAACCACCTTGAACATTTGATAAAGTGCCAGCATCAATCAGTTGGTTGGTAGTCGTATTCATACCCATCACTAAACCCCCCATCAAGTGAAAATAACCTTTATCTAAAAAAGTATTATCATTTGATGGCATAAAAGAGTATTTAGTAATTATATGTGACGGTACGATCTTAGCGAGTTTAAGGTTTTCCATAGGTTTATTACGCATCCGTACAAACCTATCTATCTTATGATCTTCATCAACCGCATAAATGTTTTCAAAAGAATATCGGGGGATTATTCTTACGATAGTTTGAGTTGCTTCATGAAGTGTGATGATTAAGGGTTCTTCATACCCATCACCATCAAGATCATAATATGTGTATTGCTCTAAAAATCTATTTTCATTTGCTTCTGATTTTTCAACTCCTTCATTTTCATTCGATCCCGTCTGCTTATTTTCTTCATCAGAATCATCTGATGTAAATAAATCTACCTCTAGCCAGATGCCGGCACGTTGCTTCTCAAAGATTTCATTTAGAGAATGCGAAAGTATTTCTGTGAAAGATCGTGCCTCATCAATGCTTGTAGTGGCCTGATTCACTGCATAATTAGGATAATGGATAATATCTGATCGAACACTATTTACTGATTGATCAAAATAAGTCTTTTTAAAAACACATCCATAATTTGGTAGTGAGTAAAAAAGTTTACTTTGTAATGATTTCCAGTTCGGTATTACGTTATTGATCTGGTAGTTCATGTATGATGAGACGCGTTCTTCTCTTTGCAGATTCTCATTCTTCTGAGTTTCAAAAAGCTTTTGCTGCTCCTGGAAAGTGGATTGTATATTCTGATCTATCTCTTCATCGCCGGTTAATGGTGGCTGTTCTAATTCTTTTACGGTAAATGTATTCTCAATCTTAACCAGATCCTTATCTCTGAGTAGTTCAGTAGTTGCTCTGTCACCAAAATTGATTGATGCCTCAAGTAGGAGTGGATCTTTATAATTAGATGCGCCATCCCATGGA